GAGGTACCAAACCATGTTTCAAACTACATTTGTTTATTGGCACCCCCTCCCCCCTTTTTGTATATATAGGGATCCTAATGTACTTGTATATAGTCGATTTTAGAGATAACATCACCCAAAATACTTATTGAAAAAATTTTTTAAATTTTTTTTTCGTTTTTAAATGTTTGAAGATATAGATCTAAGAAAGCTACCCATGGAAGCCAAGAAAGATTTCATGAAATATGCAATAAGATTGGAAGAGAAGAAAAAAGAAAAAGCTGTCTCTACTGATTTTATGTCTTTTGTAAAATATGTTTGGCCTGATTTCATAGAGGGGTCCCATCACAAAATCATGGCTGATAAATTTAATCAAGTGGCCGCGGGCAAGATAAAAAGATTGATTATCAATATGGCACCTCGACATACAAAATCAGAATTTGCATCGTTCCTGCTCCCCGCTTGGATGATCGGTAGGGATCCTAAGTTAAAAATTATTCAAGCAACTTTTAATTCAGAGCTCGCTGTTCGCTTTGGTCGTAAAGCCAAACATCTTATCGACACAGAAGAATATAAAAAAATTTTTCCCACAAAATTACAAGAGGATTCTAAAGCTGCAGGTCGTTGGGAAACCAATCAAGGTGGTGAGTATTTTGCAACAGGTGTGGGTGGTGCTGTGACAGGTCGTGGTGCGGATCTATTTATTATTGATGACCCTCACTCGGAGCAAGATGCGATGAACATGAATTCCTTTGAGAGAACTTGGGAGTGGTATACTTCCGGTCCTCGTCAGCGTTTACAACCAGGTGGTAGAATTATTTTGGTGATGACGAGATGGAACACAAAAGATTTAACAGGAATGCTGCTCAAAGCTCAAAGTGATCCTAAAGCAGATCAATGGGAGATTATAGAATTTCCAGCAATCCTACCAAGCAATAAACCTGTATGGCCAGAGTATTGGAAGTTGGATGAATTACAAACGGTCAAAGCTTCGCTGTCCGTGAGCAAATGGAATGCTCAGTACCAACAAAATCCCACGGCAGAAGAGGGGTCTATTATTAAACGAGAATGGTGGAGGGTGTATGAAAGCGAAGAACTTCCTGCTCTACATCATGTGATACAAAGTTATGATACAGCTTTTATGAAAAAACAAACAGCCGATTATTCTGCTATTACTACATGGGGAGTCTTTTATCCGACCGAGGACAGCGGACCGAACTTGATTTTGTTAGATTGTGTGAAAGATAGATTTGAGTTCCCGGAACTCAGAAGAGTAGCTAAAGATCAATATGATTATTGGAAACCTGAAACGGTGATCGTGGAAGCAAAAGCATCAGGACTACCTTTGACATATGAATTACGCAAAATGGGAATACCGGTTTTAAACTTTACACCTAGTAAAGGAAATGATAAACATACAAGGGTGAATTCTGTAGCTCCTATCTTTGAAGCAGGACAAGTGTGGGCACCAGATAAAAAATTTGCAGAGGAAGTTATAGAGGAATGTGCTTCGTTTCCATATGGCGACCATGACGATTTAGTAGATAGCACAACACAAGCTGTCATGAGATTTAGACAGGGAGGATTTATTGAACACCCAGACGACCAAGAAGATGAACCCTTACCTCACCAACAAAGGACGTATTATTAATGGCTGAAATAGATAAAGCATTACCAAATGAAAATTTAAAACTTGAGGAAGAAGATCAAGAAGTTTTTGTAGAAGAAACAAAAAAAGATACAGGTCCTGTTGACATCACAGAAATGGAAGACGGTGGAGCAGAAATTAATTTTGATCCGAATGCTATGGAACCCATGGATCCTAGCGAACACTTTTCTAATTTAGCAGAAGTTTTACCTGATACAATTTTAGATCCAATTGGATCGGATCTTTCTTCTAAGTTTGAAGATTACAAATCATCAAGATCAGAGTGGGAGAAAGCTTACACCGATGGTTTAGAATTATTAGGATTTAAATACGAAGACAAAAGTGAACCGTTTCGAGGTGCAAGTGGTGCGACTCATCCTGTTTTATCCGAGGCCGTAACACAATTTCAATCACTTGCTTATAAAGAATTATTACCAGCAGGGGGACCTGTAAGAACACAAGTTGTCGGTAAAGATGACATGGCAAGAAAAGATCAAGCCAAGCGTGTGAAAGAATTTATGAACTATCAGATCATGCATGTCATGAAAGAGTATGAAGCAGACTTTGATCAAATGTTATTTTACTTACCTCTTGCAGGATCTACTTTTAAAAAAGTTTACTATGATCAATTATTAAATAGAGCTGTATCAAAATTTATTCCTGCAGATGATTTAGTTGTACCTTACTCAGCAACAAGTTTAGATGAAGCAGACACAGTTATTCATGTTGTAAAGATTTCTGAGAATGATTTACGCAAGCAGCAAGTCAATGGTTTTTATAGAGATATAGAACTTTCAACAAGTTATGGTGGAGCAAATTCAGATTTAAAAAGTAAAGAAAGAGAACTCGAAGGAGTTAAAGCAAGTGGTCAAGATGAAGACATGTATACTCTTCTAGAGTGTCATGTAAATTTAGACCTAGAAGGTTTTGAAGATATGAATCCTCAAAGTAATGAACCTACAGGAATTAAGTTACCTTACATCGTCACAATCGAAGAAGGTACAAATGAAGTTTTATCTATTAGAAGAAATTTTGCACAAGGAGATGTTTTAAAAAAGAAAGTTGATTACTTTGTACATTTTAAATTTTTACCGGGTCTAGGCTTTTATGGCTTTGGTTTGATTCACATGATAGGTGGATTATCTCGAACTGCTACGGCAGCACTCAGACAATTACTAGACGCTGGAACTTTAGCGAACTTACCTGCAGGATTTAAAATGCGTGGTATTCGAGTGAGAGATGATGCACAGCCTCTACAACCTGGTGAGTTTAGAGATGTGGATGCTCCCGGTGGAAACTTAAGAGATTCTTTTATGCCCTTACCTTTTAAAGAACCTTCACAAACTTTACTTACCTTAATGAGTACAGTCGTCTCTGCTGGTCAGCGTTTCGCTAGTATTGCAGACATGCAAGTGGGTGACGGTAATCAAGGTGCTGCCGTAGGAACGACAGTAGCATTATTAGAACGTGGATCTCGTGTGATGTCAGCTATTCACAAGAGACTCTATTCAAGTTTAAAACAAGAATTCAGTTTATTATCTAAAGTCTTTAGTTTGTATCTTCCTCCTGAATACCCTTACGATGTTGTCGGTGGACAACGCAACATTAAACAAACAGACTTTGATGATAGAGTAGACATCTTGCCAATTGCGGATCCGAATATTTTCTCCCAAACGCAGCGTATATCTATAGCTCAAACGGAACTGCAAATGGCAATGTCTAATCCTAAATTACACAACTTATATAACGCTTATTACAACATGTATTCTGCATTAGGTGTTAAAGATATAAATTCTATTCTACCACCACCCGCAAAACCTGCACCAATGGATCCAAGTATGGAACATATACAAGCAATGGGTCAAAAAAGTTTTCAAGCATTTCCAAAACAAGACCATAGATCTCATATTGATGCTCATTTGAACTTTATGGCAACAAATATGGTCAAAAATAATCCGTTGATTTCTTCTTTGGTGTTTAAAAATGTACTTGAACACATAAGTTTGATGGCACAAGAGCAAATTCAGATAGAATTTGCAGAAGATTTAATGAAATTACAACAAATGCAGATGCAAATGCAACAAAATCCACAAATGGCACAACAAATAGCACAAAATCCTGAATTACAACGTATACAAGTGACTATTGAAGCTAGAAAAGCAGTATTAATTGCAGATATGACTAAAGATTTTATGCAAGAAGAAAAGAAAATTGCAGATGACATGAACAAAGACCCTCTTATCAAACTAAAAGCTAGAGAAGTAGATTTAAAAGCAAAAGAAGAAGCTAGAAAAGAAAAAGAAGGGGAAGAAAAATCTGAATTAGATAGATTGAGATTAATTTCTAATAGACAACTTGCAGAAGATAAGTTAGAACAGAGTGATGAACATCAAAAACTTCGAGCAGGGGTTAGTTTGGCAAAATCAGGTATTCAAAAAATGACAATGGTAGATGTAGATGGGTAGTAAAACAAAAAAAACATCTCCAAGCGGAGGCGGTGAAGGAAGAAATAAATTTCTTGAAGAAGCAAGAAAACCTGTTTTTCCTATGGAGCAACTACAGAAATATTCTATGAATAGATTTCCTAGTGATGTTCAAGTTTCAAAACCTAATGATGGACCTTTAGATGTTCAAGTAAAAGTAAGTCCTCCACCTATGAATGTAGGTGGCTTTAATATGCCTAACATAAACAGAATGGTAAATCAACCTATGGGCCCCGGTCAATCAATGGCCATGGCAGGTAATACAGGTTTAGCTACAGCTTCTGAAAATCAAGCGAACACAATTTTAAAAGGTCTTCAAAATCTTGGAAGAGATGCTTCCTTTCAATCAATCGGTCAAAATATCGGAGAGGTAGGATCCAAGTATCGTAGACCTGCTAACGTTGAAGGT